TGATTCTCAACACTGTCACAAATGACATTTATGACGGGAGTAAGGGGATAGAAGTATTGCCAGTATACTACAAAAGACAACTTGTAGAATGGCAAGACAGAGGTGAGAGTAAAGGAGCACCTGTAGCAATACATGAAGCTACAAGTGATATCATGAGTAAAACTACTCGTGATAAATCTTACAAGGATAGATTACCAAACGGTAATTATATCGAGAATACTGCAAACCATTTTGTAGTTCTCTTGGGAAAAAGTCCTACAACAGCTTTGATTTCTATGAAAGCTACTCAATTAAAAGTGAGTAGAAAATGGAACTCAATGATGATGGGGATTAGAATGCAAGGAGCAAATGGTGTATTCACTCCGCCAACATATAGCCACATTTATAAACTAAAAACAGTTCAGATGTCTAACGACAAAGGAACTTGGTTTGGTTGGGATGTGACGAAAATCGGTCCAATAGCTGATAAAGCTGTTTATGCTATCGCTAGAACTTTTGCTGAACGTGTAGGGAAAGGCGAAATACAAGCCAAACCCGAATCGGATGAAGCCAAAAGGAAAACGCTAAGTTTATAAAAACTCCAAGGAGTTGGGCGGGAGCGGGAGACTTAACCCGCCCATTAACTTATTATGAAGAAAGTGATTGAACAGGCACCGAATACATATGAACATTGGATAGATTCCGGAAGGGTTATTATTCCTTGTTTGAAAGGAACCCCTATCGTTCTGGATTGGAGTAGACCTAATTTTAAAATAACGAAAGAAGAATGGAAAACAAAATACACACACTGCGCAATTGGATTAAGACTCGATCAAGATATTGATTTTGATATTGATAACGAATTAGCAAAAAGATTTATAAATAAATACATAAGACCTGGAGCTGCCGTTTCTGGTAGACCCAGTAATCCTAAAAGTCATTATTGGTGGAAAGGCAAGTTAGATTTTAAACAATTTGTACTTCCTAAAGAACTTAAAGAATATTATAAAAATTTCCCACACGGAGCTACTTTATGTGAAATTAGACATGGGAATAGTCAGTACACTATAGTTCCTGAGTCTTTGCATAGTAAAGCTAATGAACATGTTAAATGGGAAAGTTATGAAGGTATAAACGAGTACCCTGGTGATTTAAACATGGATTTAAGGAAAGTGGCTCTTTCAACTGCCTTATGCATTCTTTATGGAGCACAAGGACAAAGAGATGCTTTTTGTACTGCGGTTGCAGGAGTTTTAATAAAGCATACTAAATGGACCGAAGAAGAAATTAATGAATTTGTTTATAATTTAGCTCTTTTATCAGATGACAACGAAGCAGAAGACAGGGCTGAGAAAGGAACAAGTGTCAAAAAAGCAACTAAAAAATATGGAATGCTTAAACTTGCCGAAATTATTGGCTGTTCTTCAAAAACTGTTGCAGAAATCTTTAGCTGGATTGGAGTAGGGTATGAAACCGTACAAGGAGCTGCAGTAATAGGAGAAATTTTAGAATATGGGCAAGACAGATATTTAGTACAAGTTAATGCAACGGTAGAGGGGCAACCAAAAAAAATAGAAATCATAGTGACAGGTCCAACCTTGATGAAACAAGGACCTTTTTACGATGAAGTAATGAAACAAGCACAAGTGTGGATTCCTCAAATGAAGAAGAATGACTTTGATAAAATCATGAAAATGAAATTTGATGCGCGATCTTATTCAGATGATTATGTAGAAGAAGCCGCAGAAGACAATAAATTTATTAAACATTTTGAACAGTATTTAAATGCAAGGCAAGCATCCACAGATAAGAAAAGTTTAATAGAATACAAACGTCCACACTATGATCAAGAGAAACAATATTTAGAATTTAATTTAGATAATTTTGAAGACTACTTAAATGAAGTAAGGAGAATAGATTTACCTAGAGTAGATCTTGTTATGAAAATTCAAAGAGTTTTGGAAGCTAAAAAGATAAGAGGAAAGACCGGAGAAAAATCTTTCGTTCGTTGGCGTATACCTAACTACGAAATCGCTCAAAGTAGTTTAATTATTGAAGGAGAAGCAGTAGAAGTAAAGGAGATTACAGATGATAAAGCCTAGATTTGTAGTAGGGCCTCCAGGAACTGGAAAAACCCATACATTTTTATTAGAAAAATATAGAGAGTTTTTTAAGAAGTATGACCCTGATAAAATTATTTTAATTTCTCATACCAATACTGCGGTCAACGAAATTTTAAATGCCGCAATGGATGTACCAGAAATTAAAGAAAGAGGTTATCGAAGAAAATTTTTTGAAGATCGTATATGCACCATTCATCATTATTGTAAAAAGAAATTAGAGAAAAAAGAAGTATTTAATGAGCAAGACAATGAAGATTTTAAAAACTTGTGTCGACTTCATATAGCTTTTGCTTATTCTAAATATGGATCTGATGTTTATCGTGATCATTCTTTTTTTAAATTTATAAAAGCAGCGTACGGTCACAACAGAACTCTCGAAGAACATTGGCATCATCCCACTACTGATAGAATGGAATACTCACCTTATAATCTCACTCAATTACAAGAATTAAAAACAGTTTATGAAAAATATAAGGATGATAATAACCTTAATGATTTTGCCGATATGATTACTAAATACAATGAGAAAAAAATTGAATCAGATGTTCAAGTTTTAATGGTGGACGAAGCTCAAGATACCAATCGTCCGCAAATTGAAGCCGTCTTTAAAATGGCTAAAAACGTTAAAGATGGCCACTTTTACATGATAGGTGACCCTGACCAAACTATTTTTGAATGGGCGGGCTCAGACGCAGAATATTTTCATAAAGCTTCTGCTAATCCTTGGCACGAATTAACGGAAGGTAAAAGATGTGGAGCAGCTATCAATAAGTTTTGTAAACAAACCATTGCTCCTATTTGGAAACATTATGGGTACACGAGAACCTGGTTACCCGCTCCAGGAATTCAAGGAAACATTTTTCCATTACCTGATCTTCGACCTTCTTTAAGTTTAAAGAAACTTTTAGATAAAATAAAAAATACGAATCAAACATTTATTTTTGCATACAGAGGAAAGCCTAGTGATAAAAGAATTAAACAATTTTTTCATGACTATGGAATAGAGTATGCTCATATCACAAGTTCAGCTCATGTATCTTTGAAGGAATTAAAATGTCATGATGAATGGCCTAGTTTTACCGAAGGGGCCCCTAAAAGTTTAAAACAAATAAAAGACTTTTGGGATTATTTAGGTAGTCGCGCCATAGTTTTTGGTAAAGGTACTTTCAAATTTGAGGATTGGATCATTAAAGACTATACTATTGATGAGTTGATTGAGAAAAAACTTATCAAGCCTGATGCAAAACTTGTTAAACATTTTGATTTACTACGAAAGCGCGCAAAAGGTCATGACGTTAAACAACATGATAAACGAATGCTATACATTAGAAAGGTTCTAAAGAACGGATTTGATTTTGATGGAAAAATTAGAATTAAATATGGAAGTATTCATAAAATAAAAGGAACTACGTTTGATAATGTAGTAGGAGATCTTAGTCTATTTAGAAATAAAAGAGAACCTCTATTTGTTGAATTAAGATTAAAGTACACAATGTTTAGTAGAGGTATTTATGATGTGTGGGTATTAAGATCAGAAACTGGAAAGGAGTTAGGAAGACATGGGACCATATGACAAACAGATAGGGGGAGCACACTACTTAAAATTTAAAATTCAGCCAAGTGAGTTTGCAAATAAGAATAATCTTAAATTTGCAGAAGGCAACGCAATAAAGTATATATGTAGGCATGCAGATAAAGGAGGAAAGCAGGATTTGTTAAAAGCAAAACATTACGTCGACATGATAATCGAAAGAGATTATCCTGATACACCACATGTTAAGCCTCTCCCTAAAGGGTTTAGTCTTAAACCTTCAGGAGATAAAAAATAATGTGTACTGCACCTGAAGTAGATGATTTAGATTTGAAAGGGATTGATATCGTTGCAGTAGACTTAGAAACTTATGATCCTGATTTAAAAACTAAAGGATCAGGAGCTGTACGTGGTGTGGGTTATGTGTGTGGTATAGGAATATGCACCGGCAAACAGGCTTTATATTTTCCGATTCGACACGCGATGAGTGGAAATTTAGATCCTAAGAGTACTTGGAAAATCTTAAATAAAAAACTATTTCAAAATTCTCATATTAAAAAAGTATTTCATAACGCCATGTACGATGTCTGTTGGATTCGTGCAGAAACCGGGCTCATGCCGAAAGGAGAGCTATTAGACACCATGATTGCTGCCTCAGTCATAGATGAAAATAGAATGAGATATACTTTGGATTCAATAAGTAAAGATTATCTCAGTGGAGAATCTAAATACAAATATGATCTCCAGGATAAATCCCTGAAAGAGTATGGTATTAAAGATCCTCTCAATAGTATGCATAAACTCCCTTATAGTTTAGTAAAAGATTACGCGGAACAAGACGTTAAATTAACTTTAAAATTATGGAATATATTTGAGCCTAAGCTAAAAGAGACTCTCTTTGTTAATCCAGAAGGAGAAAAGAAAAATTTACAAAAAATATTTCAACTAGAGACAGAATTATTTCCATGTCTTGTGGATATGAAATTTAAAGGAGTTCGCGTAGACGTTGAAAAAGCGAAACAATTTGGAAACGAATTAGAAACAGAGCGAGAACAGCTCATAAAAGATATCCACAAAGAAACTGGAATTAAGGTAGAGGTGTGGGCCTCAGCATCTATCAAAAAACTTTTAGATCAACAACA